CTTGAGGACCCGACATTTTTCCACCGCTGTTCTGTGGAGGCGGTGCGTATAGGGCCTGAATAAACAATCATGTATATTCAATGTGTGGTTGCTTGTCTGGATATAATTTATGAGTTATTGCTAGACAAACATTGATATACAGGAGAGATGATTGGTAACAATGAAAGCTACGATGGTATATGAATGGACCATCACCTGGTATTGTCCAGGTTGCCTGTTATCATAGATAACTTTGAAGGGAGTTATCACCAGCGAGCCAACTGGTGCATCGATTGGTAGTTTAGGACTGACACACGCGAGTGTGGGGCGTGTGGTTAGTGTGGGTAATACCACATAGGGGGATTTGTGCCATCCTAAAAGGCACACGCTAGTTGAACCTACGATTTCGGAATTCAACTAGCAGACGGGTGTATACTGCGCAATACGACGATCTTTATACATAGCAGGTACGATGAGAACTCCCATTACCAAGTTTTAGCGAACAAAATTGGGAATCATTACCAACATGATAGGTACTTTTAGTCAGAAGAGACCAGTTGGTGTAGAGAGATAAGATTGAGTGGGCTTTCTCTTGAATCACCGCACTTGCCAAAACAAAACAACAACAGAAGAAGAAGCAACAAAAAAGATTAGTCGGAAGTGGATCATACAACATGCAGGATTTGAAAGCTGCTATTAAACCAGTGGTTAAAAATGCTCTTGTTGGTATGGGAGGAGTGATAGGCCAGAGGGTTGCAGGACCATCTGGTGCTGCAGCAGGCAACGAACTTGGACGTAGGATTTCCAAATTGATTGGATCTGGAGACTATGCATCGAATGAAACTTATTCAAATAGTTTGATTAAAGGTGCAGCAGTTCCAAATTTGAGTTTTGGTAAAACTGCTTTGTCGATCCGGGTTAAGCATAGAGAGTTTTTGGGTGATATTATGACATCTCCCGTAGCAGGGCAGTTTGTCAATTATGTGTACCCAATAAATGCTGGATTGCGTGCCTCTTTCCCGTATTTGTCCCAATTAGCTCAGAATTACGAAGAATATTGTTTTCATGGTTTGGTTTTTGAGTTTGTCTCAACAGCTAGTCCATACATATCCACAGGAGCTATGGGATCCAACATTGCTGCAATGGAGTACAATGCCAATTCACCTGCCTTTACATCAAAATTCTCTATGGAGAATTCTACGGCCGCTATTAGTGGTCGATTAGATAAAAATTTGATGTATGGGGTGGAATGTGCATCTAATTCAAATGCCCAAAATTGCTACTATATACGGTCAGGAACCACAAATTTGCCATTGACAACAACTGACTTAGGTAATTTTCAGTTTGCTGTCTCACCCGGAGCAGGTGTTACAACCAGCTCTGTGGTTGGTGAATTATGGGTTACCTATGATTGCTCATTGGACAGACCAGTGTTAAATTTGGATGATATTGGATATTTCCACACATATCGTACAAGCCCAACATCAGTTAATCCATTGGGAACTGCAGCAAATTTTTCTCGCACATCTGGCGCATTATCTGGTAGCACTGCATCCTCCAGTGTAATCTCTTTGTCGTCAATTAACATTGGTGACACAGTAATGGTTACAGTATTCTGGGTGGGTACAGTTGCTCAAGTTCTTGCTTACCCAGTGGTTAGTACAACAAATATGTCTAATTTTCTCGGTTTGCAGAATAATGCATCAGGTGTTCAAGGTTCCCCACCAAATGGTACTACAACTAGTTCTTGCAGTTTAACGTATTTATTTACTGTTACTGCTAAGAACCCAACAGTGACTTTTGCTGGTGGTGTGATACCCACAGGAACAACAACTGCAGAGATTATAGTAACTAATTTGGGAAACAATTTGAATAACACATCTGACTGGTAGATACACATCGTCACTTACCGGTATTGGGGTCTTAATAGATTTAAGCTATGTCCGCCCAATTCACACATAATGTACATATCATATAATTTTATTTTTCTTTTATTTTAAAAACATATTTTATCCGAATAGGTCTAACAACGAAGCGTGCTCTCAGGACCCTCCTGAGGCTCCCATGTCAGAACCTCTGATGTTACTTTACATGAGCGTGTCGGTCGCTAAGAATGTGAAGATATGAGTTATCAACTCCTATGTTGAGTTCGGCGGAAAAAAGATCATACAGGAGATGGTGATCTAGTAACCCCGTGTATATGGAAGGAATGCACGCGCGAAATTTTCTCAGCCGACTTTTGGGTCGAGCTATGTTGCTTAACGGGTTAGCATGGTTATTAAATTTATAAGGTATTCACTGACCATGTGAATGGACCGTTCCCAAGAGCGTGTTTGTTTGATATCTCATAGTGGAAACACAGCATTATGTAGTCGAGCATAAGTGGAGTTACAGCAAAACATTTAGTATTAGTATTGTAGGAAAGAAGGAATCAATTCATTTTAATAAAATAAAAAACTATAAACAAAAAACCTAAAACCTAACCATGAACAAGTTAACTAAGATCGAAACGTTCAGGCACGACCGTATGAAACACAGGAAGCATGGGGTAGCGCCCATGTGGAGAGTGAAGATGCTTAGAGGGGTAATGCCCTTTAGGTTTGTTTTGACCAAATATATTCGGATATTTTTGTTTTTAAATTTACCTCTTTTTTCTTTTGCACAACAGAACAATCATGAAATGGTTTATCATGGTAACCACAGCTGTTTTTGTTTTTTGGTAGGAGTGTTTGTGTTTTTAGTGCTGTACACAACTCACAGATTCTATGGTTGGTTAACACCACCCGTTTTAAGACGACAAGTAGCTGTGAGTTTTGGACATGCATTGAATGGGTCCCACGGGGAGTTCACTGGCAGTGATGATGTTCGCCAAACTCTTTTTTATATGGTAGAGGAGGAGACGGAAGTTTTAGAACTGAATTTCGGTGACAACCCAATTCAAGTGTCATTAACTCAAAATCCTACACAAAATTTTAATTTGTTGGTTGGAAAAGTGTGTGATATTTGTGATGGTCCTAAGACTCTGGGAGCTCTAATTAGAAGTATGCATATACTTTTGGTGTGTATTTCTGAAGAGGCTTTTGGAGGATTGGATTACACTGATATTATGTATGATTTAATGATATTTCGATGTGAGACTTTAAAGCACATACAGGAGGAGGTAGGGAAGGAAGTGGTTCATTTTATGAGATTTGATATAGACACTGTGGTAGAGTGTCTGGGACGTTCCCCTCGGTCGTCCCAACTGCGGTCAAGTCATGGTGAAATCACTGAGGGAGATGATATGGTCATGAAGTGGGTGCCCAAGCAATCAGGCGCATCACATAACGCAGAAATGAAACGTGCTCGACGTGAAGAAAAAACAAACAAGTACCGCCAGTGTCCTGGGCGGGGTATGAAAGGTTCAAATCAATTTGGACCACCAGAGCGCGTTGAAACCGAGGGGGGAGGAGGGGGAGAGATAGTTGAGATAGAAGACAACCGGAAACCAGAGTTACTAGTTATTGATATAGATAATTCTGGTATTTTGGTTCCATTTGCTTCATACCGACACTCTTATTTAGTGGCAAAACCAGTAATGGTTGACCAAGAATTAACTGTGGTTAACTGTATATGGGAAGATGCTATAAGTGGCGAGCAGTATACCGACATTGTATGTGCTGGCACTTTTATGGCAAATTATCACAATGATTGTGGTGTTATGGTGTTACAACCAAAACACAAGGGTGCTGTTGCTAGATTTCCATTTGTTTATGTGGCTGGTTCTGGTATTCACCCATCTGGGTGGTATTACCGACCAGCGCGCATGTTATTAAGTGAGAAATTTGGTGCAGTTAAACCCACTGAATCGGTGATACGTGCTTATATAAGTCGACTGGTGCAAACATATCCACGTATACCGTTGGAAGTGTTGCAATTTACTGCTGATGTACACACGCAGCACTTATTATCACTAAATGTAAGCATTACTGCTATGGTTGATATTCCCATCAGTAAGGCTCCACCTCCAGAATTGCCCTCTTTTCGTGGGATATTGAATGGGTTGTCAGCTCATTCTAAACTAAATGTTGGTCTTACAGTTCGGCAGTATGTCGAGTGTTCTATAAGACCACCACAACAGGAGGACAAACGCCGCTACGCATTTGAAGTGTTGCAGAGTAAAGGTGCCAGATTGGAAGAAGGAGCTTTAAGATATAACACACCAAAAGGTGATAAACCATTGAGAAAGTATTTGGTTGCTTTGGATTTGGTTGGTCACGAGGAATTTGAACGCGCTGCTGTAACTGCCAATAATCAAGCAGCAGCATTGACACGTGTTTTGAAAGCGCGTGGTGGCTCTCTTAAGTCCGATCAAGAATATACTCTAAATCAATTGGAGATTATGTTTGACTTGGTCCCTCCGTTAGATTTTATTTTGACTGATGCTCGTTTGGAGATTAAACCAACTTCATATGTTTTTTCTAGTGTTAAGTCTACAAATCCAGATTTAGTGTTGGAACGAACCGGTAAGAAATATGATAAACGAACATTGGAATTGTGCAAATATATTCGTAGTAAGTATACAGCAAAACCTTCTGAATATTTTTTAGTGCGACAGTGGACAAGTATGTTCAATACTGTTGATCCTATATTGAGAGGGTTAGCATATGCGTCTACTGTTATATGGATGGTATTTTTCCATGTTATTAGTTTTCGTTATTTTTACAGTGACTTACCACATGCTAAACGTACATTGCGTAAGAGTTTAGGTATGAAATTAGCTAATGGTGAAGCTTATGTAGGGGGTAATTATGTTAATGAGATAACAGCAGAAGTCAAAGATGAGAACATGAAGTATGATAAACCACCAAGGTTGTTTTTTAGTTTAGGATTGTTTGCCCCATTGTATGGGGGTTATTGGCTGGATATGGCTAAAAACTATATGAAGCGTGAGCGTTACTTTGAATGTAACGGTTTCATAGCTTACGTGGAATTTTTGCCAGATAACAGCCCAGAAGCAATTGCTGAGTGGTTTACGAGAGCTTATGAACGTGTACATTCTAACGAAAAATCCATTAGTTTTGTTACATGTGGGGATGACATGGCTATGGTTTCGAATATAGATGGGCCAATGTTTTGGGAGGTTGACATTTCTAGTTGTGATGCCTCAGTAGGCACAGGGATGTTCAATTTAGTTAGTCATCAATTATTAGCAATGGGTGTCCCGCGTGATCAAGTGCGAGGACTTGTGGGTCAGTGCACTAAACCGTTCAGAATACGAAATCCAAATAATTTAGGTGAGTTTTTACTTGCGAAGTTTTTTGGTTATTATTTGATATCTGGTACAGTTTTGACGACTTTCGCGGGTACTTGGAGCAGTATGATGATTATTGGATCCATGTTGGCTGGTTTTGAACAAGGATTAAGGGACCCGGAGGACTTTGCACCTAAAGTCAAGGATCTGGGTTTTGTGGTTACGATAGAACCACGTACTCATTTTGTCGGATTGACATTTATGAGACGATTTGGTTGCCCATCATTGGATGGTAAGATTCTTGCACCCCAATGTTTAGGTGCAGTAGGTAAGAGTTTAGGGAAAATAATACCAGAATTGAGTGAGTCAGTCATACCAAATTCCCGTGGTATGACGTTAGAGGAACGGGCCGAGATATTTTTAGGAGCTGTGTTGGAGGGCTGGAAGAATGAGCCATCTTACCAGTTTTTAAATAATTTACGAGCATCGTTCCGATTCAAACAGGAAGTTAAAGAGCAATACTTGGATCATTTAAGACGACAATACAAGTCTCCTGTTCGAGGTAGCCTAGATGAAGACGCGTTGTGTTTAAGATATGGATTTACACGATTTGAATACGAGGAATTGTGTAGTGCATTAAACGGATTGCGTCTTGGTGATAGGTTACATTCTGACGTTCTCACCAAAATTTTCTCTATAGATTACGGGATGAGTGCATAGAAGCACTACAAATAATGTGTATGGGGGTGCTGCGAATGGGCGTTGTCATACATGTTATAAATCGCATGAATTTTTTCATGCAAACCGAAGCAGCTCAC